ACGGTTGTATCTAATCCTGGGGGCAGGTCAGCATGGCAAACGTTCAGCTTGTCAACGTTTTATAACACTGTTCTTGGTCTACCGTTTGATGATTTAAACGAAGACATTGAGGTTAGTAAATTAGAAACACTCAAGACGAATATCGGCATCAGCAATATACCAGAAGACACGTTGTTTTTAACCGCTGGGGTTGACCAACAGCAAGACCGTTTAGAAGTAACCTTGATGGGTCACAACGAACGAACCGTTTATATTCTTGCACATCGTAGCTTTATGACAATGAACGCTGAGGTTATCGATTCCCCTGCTTATAAAGAACTTCTTGCATACGTTAAAGCACCGTTCAGAACAGCTTTGGGAAGAAAGGTTCCTTTAGCGTGGGTGAACGTCGATAGCTCAAACGGTCGAGCAACTAAAACAATCTATCGTTTCTGCTCTCAGTGGACAAACCTGAAAGCAATTAAAGGTGCCAGCTCTGTTGATGCCCCTTATGTTCCAACGAAAATCACGAAAACCGGTGGTTATGAACTTTATATGATTGGTGTAAACCAAGGAAAAAACTTAGTTCGTGAACTGCTAAACAGAAGCGTGAAATCTGGAAATACACCAGTCAGAGTCGAAATCTCTGATGATGTTCCAGATGATTACTGCGAACAGCTTATGTCCGAAGAATTAAAACGCTCTGGTAATACTGTTAGATGGGTTATTAAACAAGGCGGTGTTCGTAACGAAGGTCTTGACTGCTTTAACTACGGTTATTGCGCGCGTCTGCAAGTTCTAGAGAAAATCAAATTTCACGAGTGGAGGAAACTCGCTGCTAAATCTGATATTGAAATGCCAGAAGAACAAAACGAAACAAATTCTCCTGTTATTCAAACTCATGAACCTCGTCGAAACATTATCAAACGAAACAGACCAGTTAATAAGCCTCGTGGTTTCGGATTATAAATATAAGAAAGGAGAACTCAATGCAAAAATCAAATTCAGAAATTTACATCGGTGAAAAACTCGCTGTTTATAATCCTGAAGGTGCAACAGTCTCCATAGGCTCAACTGAAACTAAATTGTTTTCTCAAACTGATTGTCCAGCGAATATCTCGGTGGACACATCAGATTTTATCGAAGGAACTTTTTCTGTTGTTGTTCTCTATGAAGGTGCGCTTATCAGTAACAGCATTATCAAAGTGAAATCACCATTCGTTTCAAAAACGAAAAGAGAACAACTCAGAGAAATGATTAACGATATCGATACAGTTATTCAGTATCGTCTGACAAGTAACGAAGAAGCTATTCAACAAATGAGTATTAACGGTAAATCATTCGTTTATGAAACGCTTGATTCGCTGCTTATGGCTCGAAAACGACTTTTAGCTAACTTAGCAAATCTGATTAAGTCAGAACAAATGGCAAACGGTAAATCTCCGATTGTTACTATTAAAGCGAGGTTCACGAATCCATCATGAGTATTAGAGATTTTTTCACATTTAAAAAAGCAGAACCGAAAACACGTAAACAGAAACAGAAACTGGTAATTGATAACGAGCAAGCATATGGCTCACAGTTACAGCGTATTCTTGGTCCTCGAACTGACCGTTTAGATGGCGACTTTCAAGAGAACCTGATTACGACTGCAACGATTAATAACGAGATTCGAACTTATGCCGATGGCATTCGTAATATGTCTCGAACTCTTTCGATTAATACACCAGTTGGTAAACGTGCTGTTCAATATCAAGTTGATAACGTTATCGGTGAAGGTATTAACCCACAATTGCGTATTCTGGGAACAAACGGAAAGCCAAGCAAGAAACTGAACTCTATGATTATGGACCAGTTCAGCTATTGGTCAAGTTCAGCAAAACGTTTCAGTAAAAATGAAAGAATGAACTGGCGCAGATTTCAAGAACTCGTTGAACGTTCAAGATTTGTTGACGGCGAGGTTTTTATTCGTATTCACGAATCTGATACTGAATTTAAGCTTGAAATTATCGAAGCTTCACGCTGTAAATTTGGCGACAGAGAAACCTCCGACAACGGTTATGTTCTTGATGGTATCGAATATAATAACGATGATGTTCCAGTTCGTTACTGGTTTAACACAATAAGCAAAGCAACACAGACTTCATCTGGTAAATCTGAAGGTATCGACGCTGAAAATATTATTCACTATTACAGAGAATTGTTCCCTGATCAACGCAGAGGCATTCCTGAATGTGTAGCGAATATTGATGTTATGAACCAATATGATGCTTTCACAAAAGCAACGTTGATTCAGAAACGCGCCGCAGCAAGCTCTATGGGTTTCATCACTCAAGACAAAGACGGTCAAGATAATATCGAAATTGATAGCGATAACGAAGGCATTGAAGAATCTCCTGATGTTATTCAAAACTTTGAATCAGGGACAATTCATAAACTTCCTGCTGGTTACGATATAAAGCAGTTTAGCTCTACTCAGGGCGGTGACGACTTTATGAACTTCACGAATCGTCTGGAAGACCTGCTTGCTATGGGTTACGGTTTTTACAAACAAGGTTGGAAAGGTGACACAGCAAATATTAACTATTCTGCTGCCCGCTTCGGTGATCTTGCACAACGCGTAATGTTTAAATCAGTTCAGCGTAATATTAAAGAACAGGTTTTTGATGTTATTTTTGAACGTTGGTTACAATGGTCAATTATCAGAGAAACCGTTAATTTGAAAATGACAACTATTCCTTCAGTTCTTCGTCAGACTGTTTGGACATATCCTCAATGGCAAAGTATCGACCCAATTAAAGATACTCAGAAGGATATTTTTGATGTTGAAAACGGATTCAAATCTGCTTCTGATATTATTATTGCTCGCGGTGAAGACCCGGATATTGTATTTGCTCAGGTTGAACAAGAAAGAACTCGTTATGTTCCGAAATACGATAATCAAATTAAAGTTGCTGCTGCACCTGCTGCATTAACGGCTGATGCTCAAGTGGAAGTTGCTGAAATTAATTCGGATAACTCGGTGGAATAACACTAAATACATTCAGAAAAACAAAGAGCGTCGAAAGACGCTCCAACAGAGGACTGGTAATGCTAAAACTTAAGCGCGATTACACAGTTCAGGGTATTGATTCTGTTGATGGTGTTTTTGAAATTGCGTTCAGTTCTGAAACTCCTGTTGAAAGACAGATTCAGGATGAATACGGTCAAAACATTACTGTTAATGAAATTCTCGTTCATGACGGCTCACATAACGCTGACTTGACCCGAATTAATAACGGTGCTGCTTTGCTGTTTAACCATGATTTTGATAAACACTTGGGAATCGTTATTCCTGATTCTGTTCGAATCGATGAAGACAAAATAGGACGAGCAAAAGTCCAATTCAGTCAACACGGTGAATTAGCTAAAGAAATCGGTGCAAAAGTTCAAGAAGGAACAATTAGTAAAATCTCTTTCGGATATGACATTAATGAATATCACTTAGAAGGCGACAATCTTATTGTTACGAAATGGGCACCATATGAAATTTCTTTCGTCACTGTTCCTGCTGACGATAAAGTCGGTTTGGGAAGACTACTAAATACAGATACAACAAACAAACTTAACAAAGGTACTCGAATGAAACGTATTGATGAAATGACTAAAGATGAACTGGCAGAAATGACTATCGATGAAATTGAAATGCTGTCCGATGAAGATCGTGCAAAGCGTGAAGAAATTCTGGAAGAAGTAGTCGTTGAAAATGAAAACGCTGGTGATTCTGCTGTTGAAAAAACTGATGACGCTCCTGCTGCTGTTCCTGCTGGTGACGAACTGACAGAAGAAGAACGCGAAGAAGAAGCGGAAGAAATTCTTGAAATCGCACAACGCTACAAAGTAGCACAGAAAGACGTTGCAAGCGCTATCGCTAAAGGCATGACCGCACGTCAATTCAAACGCTCTATTAAACCTAATAAATCTGCAACGGTGATTCGCAACATGACTAAAGATACTAAACAAACTCTGGAAAATAAATTCGACCTTGGCGATGCTGTTCGCTCTATGATGAATGGTAAAGCTGTTCGCGGTGCTGCTGCTGAATATACTCAAGAAATGTCCCGTAAGCGTCTGATGCGCGGTGCTAACGTTTCTCAAGGTATCTATATGCCAGTTAGTGCTCTGCAAGGCAAACGCGCTATTAACACTGTATCAACTGTTTCCGCAGTACAAGAAACTGTTCAGCGTTATGATTCATTCGTTGAAATGCTGTTGAAAGACACTGTTGCTGATAAGCTGGGAGTTAACTTCCTGACTGGTCTGACTACTCCGATTTCTGTTCCTAAGCAGACAAAATCAAGTGTTGATGCATTCGGTTTCGTTGATGAAAACGGTGAATCTCCAGAAGGCGAAAGCAAATTCGAAAACATTCAGTTTATGCCTAAGACATTTACTGGTGGTAACCCGATTTCTCGTCAAGCTCTGTTGACTCTGCCTAATCTGGGTGCGTTCATTTCTGACCATATCGTGAATTTCTCACGCGCTAAACTGGAAGGTCTGATGTTCGGTTCTATTACCGACGCAAAAGCTCCTCAGTCTATCGTTGCTCAGTTAGTAGCAAAACAGATGGGAATGACCTACAAAGAATTCGTTGTTGAAGCTGCTAAAGCTAAAGGCGACGGCGTAGCAATGGACAAGTTCAAATATTTGATGGCTGCTGCTCTTGAAGGTGATTTGAAAACCACTCTGCGTGACGCTGGTGTTGCTGGTTATATCATCGACGACCTGAACAAACTGGGCGGACATGATGTTATCGGTTCCGGTCTTGTTAAAGAAGGTCAGGTTATCTCTGGTGACTTCTCTGCTGTAACCGTAGCTGAGTGGGAAGGTCTTGCTCTTGACCTAGACGACACAACTTACCGTAACAAAGGCGCTATCGTTCCTCGCGTTTGGGCTGATATCGATTGGAAAGTTTGTGCTGATGATCGTCTGTTCCTGCACGAAAAACAAGCCTAAGAAAAGCAAAAGCAAAAGCGAAAGCGAAAGCTGAAACTGCTGAATAATCAGAGGACTCCTTCGGGAGTCCTTTTTTCGTTTCTGGACTAAATATAATAAAAAGGAGACAACATGATTTTTCCATATTCAGAAAAACAAAAACAGTCTTTCTTAACTCGTTTCGGACAGAAAATCAAAATTAACGATTCTGATGAACTCGGTATTGTTGAAATTGAGATTAACAACGATAACGGACAAGTAAGCGAGACAATCTATATAACCGCTGATATCAATAAAGTTAAGCAAGAAGATGAAGTTCTATTAAACGAGATTCTGTATACCATTGCGTATCTTGTTAATGATGGTTCAGGACTTGCTAATTGTTATCTGGCATTTAAAGGCGAACAGGAGACATCATTCTATGACTAATCTGCCACGTTTAGGAATTAAACGCGCTCTGGAAGAAATAATCGTTAAAGAACTTAATCTGAAATACGTCAAAAACGCTTTCACAACTGGTGTTAAAGAACCTGTTCAAGTAATGATTCCAGGAATGACAGAAGAATATACGCGAATCGGTTTGCAATCGAAACTTGCAAGTGTTCTTAGTATTACGATTGATATTTTCTCAGAGAAAAGCGAAACAGGCGTTCACAAAGCCGTTTACGACTTAATTTCTATTAAAGCTAATCATGAAAAACTTATCCCATTTAAAATCGATAAGATTTATCCAAGTTCGAGCTTCACTGATTATGATAGTGAAGCATCAAATGGTCATGTTAGCGCACAAATAATTTTAACTTTCGAATACTTAATGTGAGACTAAAATGACAAACGATATTTTTGTAGGAAATAACGTCAGAGTTTCAGTTAATCCGCTAATCGTTGAAATCCCAGGATATAACGACCCAGGTTATGTAAGCACTGATAAACTGGCTGCATTCCCTGTTATCGGATTTAGAAAAGAAGTTCAGACACTAGAAGATTACAGAACCGATTTCACAACGAAACTTTCAGGTGACGTAACAATTAACGACACTTCAATAAGCTTATTTGAAGACAGTTCTGACCCAGTTTATCAGTTGCTTGATGAAGCTCTTATGGAAAAGAAACTCCTTAGATTCAGAAGTCTTTATGTTATCGATGGAGAAACAAAGAAAGATAATGATGCTGGTCTTTATCATATTTTTAATGCTTATGTAACGAAGAAAGAAACATCAGGTTCGGCTAACTCAGTCGTTACAACAACTTTTAATCTTTCTCCTGATGGTCAGTTGTTTACAGGTTTTGCTGAATTCTCAGTTCCGTTAAACGTTGGCGATTATGGTATTGGTGCTGGTACAGAAGAAATCGCAGGCGTTAAAGACTTAGGATTATTAACTGGTAACAGATGTGTAACAGTCGATGCAACAAACAGCGATAACCCTTATAACTCTGGCACGTCTGCTATGGCTATTCAGCATCCTGATGGTCAAGGTTGGGAGCTTATTGGTTCGTCAGTCGGTAATCCAAGCATCAGAATCAGAAACAAACAACAAAGCGGTGAAACTGTTACTGAATCTCCGTGGGTCAAAGTCTATACAGAACTTGAACGTCCAACTCCTGAAGATATTAATGCTTTGCCTATTACTGGTGGAGAACTCAAAGGATCTTTGACTATTCAGGAATATCTGAACGTTCGTAAAAAGATTTCTGCGCCACAAGGTGAAATCTTGGCTCTAAATAGTAATGAAATTAACTCAACTTCTGTCAAGGTCAAAGGCAAAGAAGTCTATTCTCCAAGTAATAAACCAACGCCATTAGAGATTAATTGTGTAGCGTTAGGAGAAACCTTAGACGCAGGAGTATTTTAACGGATAAAGAAAATGGCAAATAATAAAGTTAAACATTATAGAACAGACGTCGCCGGAAGAAAGCCAGAAGCGAAAAACATGCTTGATGGTGAAATCGCTATTAACTTAGCCGATAAAAAGATTTTTACTAAATTCGGTGACGCTGTTATTAACATCGGTAATGGTGCTGATGCTGTTGTTGAAGGCGGTCAGACCTTTACTGGAAAAATTAAAGCAAGTGATATTGAATCCGATTCTAATCTGACTTTAAAAAATCTTGATAAAAGCGATATTGTTTTTGCTGATGAACACGACAAAGCAAAAGCACGTATTAGTTCTCCTGCTCAGACAGACTCTAAAGGTGAACTTCGTGTTACGGTAGCGAAAGGAAAAGGTACAGGAGAGAGTTCTGACTTCGTGCTTAACGGTAATGGTCAGTTATCTTTGCCTGCTGCTCCTGTTGCTCCTGATAGCGCTACGCGTAAAGATTACGTTGATTCTGAAATCAGCAAAGTTCAAACAGGTTCAAGTGCTGACCTGACGAAACTCGAACAGAAAGTTGATGCTAACGACGCTGCTATTAACACTCGCGTTGATAATCTGAATTCAAAAGTTGACCAGAACGACACGGCTATTAATACGAAAGTTGATGCGAATAAAGCTGATGCTGACGAAAAGATTAAAGCAGTTAATGACCGTTTGACTGTTGATAATCAGACTCTGAAAGACATGATTGACACCAAAGTTAATAAAGCTGGCGACACGATGACTGGCGACTTAACTGTTCCTTCTGTTCATGCTGCTGGTAATGTATACGCAGGAACTTTGAAAGTTACACCTGCTGGTAATAACGGTGATGTTCTGAGTATTGAAAACCACGGCAGAACTTCAAAGACTATTCATCAAATTGCATACGCAACGGATACGGATGATCGACTGTTATTTCGTCGTGATGCTAACGAAGGAACCGACGCATTAGATCTAATGACCATGACTTGGGGAAAAACAGGCAGAGGAATGTCAATTGATATTTCAGGTCAAGCTAGAATCACTGATGCAGTAACAACTCCTTTAATGTCCGTTGCAAGCAACTTTGCCGTTGGAAATTCACTGGGTTTAAACTCTATCGCGATTGGTGATTCCGACACTGGTTTTAAATGGAGAGAAGACGGATGGTTAAACTTCTATTCAAATAACGTTGTAACAGCTTCTATTGCAGGATCTGAAAACTACTTTAATAGAAAAACTCATTTCCGTTTCAGAAGTGATGATGGTGATTCGAATCTGATGGCTCCTGAAGGTTATTCATTAATTAATATCGATACGACAACCGACGGTAATAACATTGGTGACGCCACGACTTATTTCGGATTAGTTAATGGTGGAAAATATAATCATTATCTGAGAGGTTCAGGCAGAACTTATATTGATACTAAAGAAGGTCTTGGTGTTGCTGGCCCTGCAAGTTTCTATAAAACGATTTATAATAATAAGCCTTACGGATGGTATGACTCGGAAAGCTTACCCGACTGGAACACTCCTGAGCAACAATCAAATCATTTAAGAAAAGTTAGAGCCGTTGGTGCTGGATCCATTTATCATGAGTTGGCAATGGCTAATCATCCTGACGATAGGCTGGATAACTCTATATGTTGGTTTCATGGTGATACTCCTGAATATTGGATGGGTTCATTAAACACCAATGGTCGATTGAATCTTGCAAGTGGTGTTTCTGTCAACGGCGAATCTAATGCTATTCAGTTGAATATTCCTGCGTCGAATCAGGCAAGTTATATGTCTGGCAATATGGACGGTCGCAATAATACCTGGATTCTTGGCAAGACAAGTGAGAATCTCGATATTGTCTGGTCTCAGAATATGAGAAATGATTTCTCTACGTCATCTGGTGTTACTCTTAGAACTAACGGATCCGTGACGGTTCAGACTGGTACTAATACCGCGATGGATATTCAGCATAATACAATTCAAATTGATGGTGCAAGATGGGCAGCAACCAATGATCATGCTTACGCTAATCAATGGAGACAAAATGCTCCTATGCAGATTAACTTCGGAGCAGTTGCTGGTGAAAGTGATTATTATCCCGGATATTCGATGAACTCTGTTTCCGTAGGACACGGATTCTCTACTGTTGTTGAATTAGGAACTATTAGAGGACCAGCTAATTCATGGGGCAAAGGAATTCTTCGTGTTGGGACGAAAGAAGAATCGACGTTCGGTAAAATGGCTAATTATGAATTTGATATCGATGGTCGTTTTGCTGTTCCTGGAAAAATTAATACTCCTTCTGTTGAAACAAATCGTTTAACAAGTTTTGGTATTAACACGGACAACGTACTAGGTGGAAACTCAATCGCGTTTGGTGATAACGATACAGGTATTCGACAAGTTACGGACGGAAACTTAAGCATTTTTACTAATGGTATTCAAATCGCAACCTTTAACACAGCTGGTTTGACAATTGATCGGTCAATTACGATTAACACCCATAATGAGTCTCGCGGTGTTTATGTTGGAAACGTTAGAACCGGGGCAAGCAATGCGATGATTCAAGGTGTCGTTGACGGTTGGCCGCAGTGGTCAGCGTGGCGTGATCGTCCTGCGGGAATGATTGTTGAAGCTCAGACTCGTGATAAATGTATTAATATCTGGAAACATGTTCATTGGGGCACAGAATACGGTGCTGCGATGGACATTTATAATCCGGGTAGTTCTGCTCCCGAGGCTGCACTTCACATTGGTGGTGCAGACTATCTATTCCTCGGTAATGGAACAGCAAATGCGATCCAATGGGTTAGCACTTCTGATAAACGTCTGAAATCGAACTTTGAAGAAATTGAAAACGCAGTTGATAAAGTCGAGAAACTTACTGGTTACGTATACGATAAGAAATCTGATTTAGTCAAAACTGAATATTCATTCGAAGTTCGTGAAGCAGGTATTATTGCTCAAGAACTGAAAGAAGTATTACCAGAAGCTGTTAGTTCTTTCGGACCTGACGAAATTCTTGGTGTTAACTCTGCTGCTGTAAACGCGTTGCTGGTTAATGCTATCAAGGAATTAAGTGCTCGCGTTAAAGAACTTGAAGCTAAATAACAAAAAGGGGAGAAATCCCCTTTGCTAAATAAACTATATTAACTCAAATAGGAAATTAAAAATGGCAGACAAATTTGATATTTTTGCTGGCTCTTACGTCAGTGTGTTCTATAACTCAGAAATTGCAAACACCGATCTGAATTCAGAAAAGTTTGTTGAAATTCCTGAAACTGGTGCATTCCCTTCTACGGGTATTGAACGCGAAGTTATTACAGCTCCTAACTTCTCTCACAAATACTCCCGTAAACTGGTTGGTCGTGGCTCTGTTCCTGATATCGACTTGACCGTTAACTATATTCCAGAAAGCGTTCATGATGTTCTGATTAAGCTTGCGGAAGATGGTAAACGTGGTCAGTTTAAAATCGTTTATTGGATTGATGCTACTAAAAAACTGGGTGTTGCAAAAGTTTATAACGGCTTCTTGTCAAGCGCTGTTCATAATGGCGGTGAATCAGAAGTTCAAGGTCTGACAATGACACTGAGTGTTGATGGTGGTCCTGTTGTTTCTGGTGTTGTTGATTTGACATCAAGTGATTAATTAAAAAGACTCCGCAAGGGGTCTTTTTTTGGCTCTAAATAAAGTCAGAGGTGAAACATGTTTAAATTTCAAGCTGACTTATCAAAATTACTTAACCGCTATATCAATCAGCAACACGTTTTCGGTCAAAACGACTGTAATATCCTTGTTGCTGAATATATCGACCTTGTTTGTGCTACTGAATACACAGACAAATTAAAAGACAAATACACGAGTATTCCTGAAGGTCTCAAGATTTGCAAAGAGCTAACTGGTTTTAATAACGTTCTCGAAGCGTGTGAAACGCATCTTGAGAAATCAGAAACTATAGAAACAGGCTCGGTTATCTTAATTAAGAAAAAACATAAAAACCGTGTCTATTACGTTGCATCTATCGTTTTTAATAATAGAGCATTAGTTGAACATGAAAATAAATATCAACTGATAAACGTCAACGATTTTAATTTTGAATTAATTTTTAACAGGAGAAAATAATGGCTATTGTAGCTATTGGTGCAATTATCGCAGGTGCTTCCGCGGCTGCTGCTGCTTACGCTGCGGGTGCTGCTCTTGCTTTGGCAATTGGTATTGGTGTCGCTGTTGCTGCTGTTTCTGCTTTGATGTCAACTCAGATGGCGCAGAACGTTCCCCGATTTAACAGCACAGACACAGCAACGACATTAGGAACAACGTCAGATCCATCAAGTGTTATTCCTATTATCTATGGTGAACAGCGTACAGGTACGATTAACGTTTGGAAAGCTGTTGGCGTTGATACGACATATTTGGTTCAGATCTTTGCAATCTGTGAAGGTGAAGTTGATAGCTTCAAAAACCTTTATATGGATAATCAGAAAATCTTACTTGATGGCGTTTATAAAGACGGTGTTCTTCCGAAAGGTTCAATCGCTGCTGAATATCAGCAATATGTTGAAGTTGAATTCTCAACTGGTAAGCCATACGGTCACGTTTTTACTCTTGCTCAGAAATATCTAGGAAATTCAGATGCTGGCTGGCCTGATTCTGCTACTGGTAATAACATCGCTGCTTGTTGTGTTGTTATGCGCAAACGTAACTCAGACCTTCAAAACCAAGCTGATATCCTGCAACCTAACAGTCAAGTATCTGTTGACGTTAGAGGACGTTTGATTACAGATCTGAACACAGGAGAACGCGTTTCCTCGAACAACGGTCCGAGTCAGATTGTTGATTATCTAACAAATGATAGATACGGTCTTGGAATTCAGATTGATAAAATCGACCTTGATAGTTTTAAAGAAGCTGCTCGATATGCAAAACTGAACAGTTTATTTTCTGATGGTGCAACTGACCCGAACGGTTCATTCAAAGAAAACTTAACTCAGCTTGCAGGTGCATTTAACGGTATTATCACAGAGACTTTCGGTAAAGTAACATGCAGAATCGATGGACCTGATGTTGTTCAATATGACTTCAACGAAGATAATATTAACGCTGGTACTGTTAGCTTAAACGATGGCGGTTCTGAGAATTATTACAATACTCTGAACGTGAAATATCAAGATCCGTCGATTGACTATTCTGACCAAGTTCTGCGTTATCCGTCTGACGTAACAAATGATGGAACAATCGCGAAAGATAAACGTATTATCGCTAAAGATATCAGTTACAGATTCGTGAAATCAAAATCTCAGTTGGATAAAATTGCTTCAATCGAACGTAACAAATCTCTGTTAAAGCAAGTTATTAGTTTTTCAACTGCTGATGCTTATACCGCACAGGTCTGGGATGTTATCAGAGTTAATTTCTCTGAACTGGAACTTGTGAATTCATTATGGCGTATTACTAATATCGATCGTTCGATGAATAAAGGTGCTGCTGGTATCGTTACTATTACTGCTTCTGAATATATCGAAGAAGTTTATACCAATCTTGACTACGCGAAAGACCCTGATAACACAGGAAGCAACATTCCTAATAAATCTGTTCTGATTGCTCCTAAGAATCTGACAGTTAAAGCAGTTGCTGAAACAGCTTTAGGAAGAACTCTGAAAGTTCAATGGACGTCTGAACCTGATTATAATCGCGCAGGTTATTATATTCAGTATAGTCTTGCTGGTAAGAACTCTTGGATTCAAGCAGGTTTCACATCAGGCGATTATTTCTTGATTATGAGTCTTGACCCTAATCAGAAATTTGATATTCGTGTTTGTGCTTCTGGTGTTGTGTATCGTTCAGATTGGGTTTATGTCAATAACGTTAACCCTGAGGTTATGTATAACTTACCAGTCGTTACAGGACTGCACCTAGTGAACGCAGTTGAAAATCAATACACCACTAACAAGACTCAATTTGAATTCGCCTGGGACGACCAGAGCGCACAGAAATTCTATGTTGACGACACGTTACAGACATTCGGTGAAGTTTTTCAATATTACGAAATCAAAATTGAAGGTCAGCGTCCTGTAATTTACAAGACTAAAGACTTAGGTTTTGTATATGACTTTAATATGAACTTGGGTAATGGTCTGAGTCGTGAATTGAAAGTTTCTGTTACTGCATACGGTCACGCTGGTATGAAGTCAGATCCTGCTGTTATTACTGTTAAGAACAATCAAGCTCCTGCTATTCAAGGTTTCACAGCTTCGAATGGTCCTGGAATGCTGATGTGCTCTTGGAATGACCCACGCGATAATAAGCCTGAAGTTCCTGACTTCAAAGGCACAATCGTTCATATTGCGAAAGACCAGAGTTTTAATGAAATTGTTCACGTTTATTCAAGTTCAAGTCCGTTCTTAGATAATTTTCCATTAGAAGATGGTCAATTCTATGTTCGTTCAGCTTGGTATGACGTATTCGGACAAGACCAGATTACTTGGTCAGAATCGAAGTTTATCGATATGAAATGGGATATTCCGTGGACTGACGATATGAAAGAACAGTTAAACGATTTGCTTGATTTGGATAAACGTGTTGATGGTGCTATCGATGAAGCATTAGACCTCGCTAACAAATACACTGATACGAAAGTTACAGCATCCGAGCAAAAAGTTACTACTGAATTAAATCAGACTATCACGACGAAAAACACCGAACTTCATACTCAGATTACTAATGAAACTAATGGCGCTATCAATCAGGCTATCAGTATTCAAGAATCTAACTTTGATGGAAAACTTAACTCGGCTATTACGAAAGTTGAAAAAACTCAAGCTGATGATAGACAAGCAACCGCAAGTTCAATTAATCAATTGAAAGCTGAAACAAACACAGCTATTGCAACAGTTAGTCAAGAATCAAAAGCAAGCGTTGACGACTTAACAGGAACGATTAATAGCAAATGGGCAGTTCAGACTAATGCCGACGGTGTTGTTGCTGGTATCAGTATGCTGGCTAATAAGAATCCTGACGGTTCAAAACAGTCTAGTATTGTTTTTAACGCTGATAAAATCGCTATAACGAATAACAATACTCCTGCGGGTGCTGTTGCTCCGTTTATGGTCGCTGATAACAGAGTTTATATGGATTCTGCAATGATTCGTAATGCTTCTATCGGTTCAGCACAGATTGCAGATGCTTCTATTAACAACGCTAAGATTCAAAACGGTGCTATTAACAACGCGAAGATTGAAAACGGTGCGATTACTACTGCGAAAATTGGTAATGCTCAGATCGGTTCAGCACAGATTGCTTATGAAATATCTTCTGATAACTGGTTCCCTTCCGGTGGTACTCAAGGTTGGACAATCAGAAAAGACGGTTGGGCTTCTTTCCAAAACGTTAATATCAGAGGTAACATTCAAGCAGATTCTGGTTATTTCGCAGGTGAAATCAGAGGCGGTTCAGGTTATTTCACAGGAACTGTATACGCTGACAGAATTGAAGGTGACGTTATCAAAATGGGTCATATAGATCCGTGGACAACAGTTCATATTCCTGCTGTTAACTGGAACAGAGTAATTTCTATTCCAAACCTTTCGATTTCAGGCAGAACTTATTCCGGTGGTGCTTGGGGCTACGGAACTGCATGGATTAATATGTCGAACGGTCAAGAAATCGTAAGAACAGTTACCAGTGCAATGAGTGGTTCAAACGGTGGTACAGGCATTATCTATGCGGGACAAGCTGTTGATTTGAGTTACGGTGCTGACTTGAATCATGCGACCGCAGCAAGAGCAGTTTACTTTATCAGTAAACAACAATAACGTTCTAAATAAAGACAAGGAGGTCTTTTAAAAAGGAGATTCAAGATGGTCGATATAGCACTGATCATTTCCATCTTGGGTGCTCTAGGAGGTTTCTTGGCTTGGGTTTATGCCGAAATTAAATCAAACAATGAAAAACGAATTGACCTTGAGAAACGTTTCTCAGACATCGAAAAAAGCATAGCCGTTAATGACGCAAAAGATGCTTCGCTTATAAGCGATATAACACGACAACAGGATGAATTTCGAGAGGTCAAATCTGATTTGAAGAATTTAGAAGGAAGAACAGCAAAGCTAGATATCGACCTAGCAGTTCTAAGAGGAAAATGAAAAGAAAAGAGATTCCGATTTATAAGCAAGAACTCTTTCAAAAGCAAAAAGGTCTTTGTGCTTTAACTGGCATAAAGATTCATGAAGTTAATAAAGCCCATCTTGACCATGACCATATATTAACAGGCTCTAACGCAGGCAGATGCAGAGGATTATTAATCGCTCAAGCAAACGTCCTAGAGGGCAGAATAAAACATCAGTTTAAACGTTCGGGTCTCGATGGGAAAATTGACTACATCGAGTTTTTGAAGAATCTTGTTCAGTATCTTGAAAAAGACTACTCAGACAATCCTACGCATCCACAACTTATTCCTGATTTAAAGAAGGCGTTCTCTCGAAAAAATCTTTCTGAGATGAAAGCTATTACAGGTTCAAACCTTAAAACGAAAAAGGAGCTTGAAAAAGTCTACTCAAACCAAATAAAGGTGAAATATGAAAATGAAATATCTCCAAGCATTGGCAAAACACGCTAAAGATTATCTTATTGTTCTATTTCTCGTTACTATAACTTATAACACTGTTGCTGTTCCTGTTCTGCAAGCTTTCGATATTAAAGCACCTAAAATGATTCTTATCAGCGAAGAACAGATAAAAACATTTGGGACGCTTCTGATGTCAGGAGTGAACTAATGGCAAAAGCAAAAGATGTTATGAAAGACCTTGAAAAATGGCGAATCAAAGAATCTGACGTGTTCAGTAAGAAAGTAACCAAAGCGTCTAAACTCGCTTCTGTTGAGTTGCAAAGAAAAATCAACAGACGAGTCGATGGACCAGTTAATTTCACTAAGAACGCAGTAGGTTTCAGTTTCAGATACGATCAGAACGGGTCACGAAATAGAATATTCATCAAAGACAAGCAGGCTGATTATCTTGCTCCGTTAATTGATGATAACAAAGGAATTAACAAGTTTGTTCCAACTGGTGTAAGAGGTTCAAAGAACAAATTCGGTAACATTCCTAACTTGAAATCAAGAAATAATCTTGAAGCTGTCAAGCAAAAAAAAGATGGCGTAACTCGAACGATCCTCATTAAAACTAACGTTAAAAAGCAAGACCGTCGTTTAATTGCTGTATTCAAGAAAAATCAACACAGAAGAAAAACTCTGGGTTCATGGAATCAAATCTCTGACGATATATTCAAAACCGTTAAGCGTGTTGCGGGTACTAAATAAAGTCAAAAGGAGAACAAATGAACATTCACGATTTTGATACTTACAGATTAGACGAACTTGCCGACATCTACGTTAACGAGATTAATCCCGAGTCAATGACTGTTCCTTACGGTTGCGAACACATCAAAGATAAGCGAATTAAAAAATATCTGTTCAACGATAAGAACGTTTTTATTGTTTCAACACAGAAGAAAAAACCTAATTGTCATTTCAAATTAGGACAGACAGTTCGACTGCAAGGTCCATTTTTTGAGACCGAAGCGAAGAACTTAGGAATGATTGAATATATCCACAAAGGTTTCAGAATGTACGGATATTTCTTTCAATGGAAATAACAAAAGGGAGCCTCGCGCTCCCTTTTTCATAAATAAAAGAAAACTCAACAAAGGGAAACAAAAATGAATTTCGATGAAATGTTAGCAAGTCTTTCGCCTTCTCGCGAACCAGTAGAAATCAACGGCTTTAAATTCTATGCTCGTCCTATGACCGTATCTGAATTCGGTGAATTCTATTTCAAAAATGAAAACACAGAAGAACGTAACGACCGAATGATTCTGAATTGTATTCAACACGAAGACGGAACTCCTGTTTTTAAAGAAATCGCTCAAGTTCAGAAACTTTATACCACTGTTCGTTCAACTCTTGCTAGTGCTGTTTCTACTGCCAGTATTCTCAGTAAGAAATCAGACGTTCTGGAAAAGAACTAAGACAGAACTGGGCTAAATCATTTCAGTATAGAACAATGCTACGTCGCGGATTATCTAACGATGAAATTCAACAGATGTCCGTGATGATGTATTACGAACTATGGTTTTTCGACTCGTTTATTGAACCTCAAGGTCCTGTCTATAACGATTTCTATCAAGCACGTTTGGTCCACACTATCGAAGCTAATAATCCTAATCTTACAAAAGAATATAGGAAAAAGCTCAACATGAAAGATCACCTGCTTATTAAAGATTCTGTGTTTAAGTCTCAAGAGGAAATCGAAAAAGAGAAAGAGCAACAGGAGCTTAAACGCAAGAAAGCTGTTGAATCGATGTTCGACCCTGCTCTGTTAGACAAAGTTAGACTGAAACAACAAAAAAAGGTGAATAATGGCTAAATCACGTTATGACGTCGAGATTAACGGAGATAACAAAGGCCTATCAATTTCTATTGACAAGTCCATGAAGAAACTGAATGAACTCGATTCAGTAGCTAATGGACTTTTTAGTAATATGACAGGACCGTTGAATAATCTCAACAACGGAATCTCAGGTATTGCAGGAATGTCCAAGGGTATGCAAGCTCTGGGGATTGCAGGAATGGCAGCAGGTGCAGGTGTAGCTGTTCTTAATACCGCGTTAGAAAAAACGAGAGAACTCAATCAACTCTCTACATCAACTGGTCTTTCAGTTGAATATCTGCAACAACTTAAAAATGAATTTCGCGAAACAGGTATGGAGATTGACCGTTTCGGAGATTTAAACAAAGACACATTAGATAAACTTGGCGATTCATTCAGAGAAGGTCATGGCGGTATTGCAGACGACCTCAAAGAATGGGGTATTGGTCTTGAACAGTACACACAATACGTCAACGATGCCCAAGGCGGTATTAAAGCGCTTGTTCAGACTTATTATGACCTGAAAGCTGCTGGTGCAAGTCAAGCTGAAATCGTGAACGGAATGGAGTCAATGGCTTCTGATGCTTCACATTTGATTTCAACTCTTGAAAAATACGGTTCAACTCAAGACGCATTAAACGCTATTAACAATCGTTCTGTTGATATCACAAACGAAACAGCAAAAGAATATAAAGAATTCGACGAAAACATGAAAACGTTAACCGTCAATCTGGATAATCTAACTGTTAACGTTATGAGTCCGTTAGTTAAGAAAATGAACGACCTGTTCGAAATTGCTAATAAAGATTGGACAGCAAGTAACTTTTTAGACTTCATGGGAACATTAAGCACGTTGCGTCCTGATGCTGCTCTTTCTGATTGGGCTGCCGAAGCGACTGTTAACAAAATGGGCGAATGGATGCCTAATGCGGGTTTTGCTAAACGTAGAAAAGCAATTGCAGATGAAGAAAAGTTTCAGAAAGATATTGCCGCAGCAAGAATCAAAGCTGATGAAAATCTTCGTTTACAGCAAGCAAATGCTAAAACTGCCGCAGATCTGAAAAGAAAAAAAGATGCATTAGCTGCCGAAGACGCTAAGAAAGAAGCTGAAAAAGCTAAACGCGAAGCTGACAAAATAGCAAGAGAAGCTAAAGCTGCTCAGAAAGAAAAGGAACGCTTACAGGAACAAGCCGCAAGAGAAGCTAAAGCTGCTTATGATAAGATGATGCAAGAGCGTCAGACAGCGTTACAGAATCTTTCCAGTCTTGATGCTGCAATTCTCAGTCAAGAAGGCAGAACTATTTCTAGTCAAGTCAGTAAAGTTAGAGAAGCTGTTGAAACAATCGACGAACTTGAAAAGAAAGGAATAATCAGCGCTACACAGGCAAATCAACGTCGTAAAATGCTTTTTGAGAATTCAAACAAAGAATTCAAACAAACTCTTATGGCAAGTCCTGAAGAAATCGGTGCTATTACGTCGAGTCTTGAAATCGTATATCAACAACAACTTGAACAACTCGAAGCTAAGAAAGCCCAATCGCTTATCGGTCAGAAAGAATATAATTCTCAGTTAGAAGCTATTCAGAAAGACCATCAGCAACGTCTTGAAGCAATTAAAGCGACTGCTGGCGATGGTAATATGTCTAATCTTAAAAATCTTGATGCTATCGGTTTTGCAACTGATGAAGAAAAAATGGCTATTCAACAGAAAATGTTGGAAGAACAATTTCAGAAGATGCAAGAACAGAACCAAAAGCTATATGACGGACAATTGATTTCTTATGAAGATTATCTCAAACAGAAACAGCGTCTTGAGCAAGCTTATGCGGTTAAATCGAAAGCAATTACTTTCACTGAGATTCAGACAAAACTCCAGATGTATAACGGTTTTGCTTCTGGTATGGGTGCAGTTATAGCCGGTATTTCTGGTGAAAACTCTAAAGCTGCTCAAGCAATGTTTGCAGTTGAAAAAGGAACAGCAATCGCAAGCGGTATGTTAAACGCTTATGAATCAGCAACTGCTTCAATGGCAAAATATCCTGGTCCTTTAGGTTACGCTCTGGCTGCTTCAAGTTATGCAAGAGTTATCGGACAAGTCATGCAGATGAAATCAGTGAATCTTACTGGTATGGCTCACGATGGTATTTCTAATGTTCCAAGAGAAGGGACATGGCTGCTTGATGGTGGCGAACGTGTCGTTGATGAAAGAACAAACGGCGACTTGAAAGACTTCTTAGATAATCAGAAAACAGGAGGCGAAACAAAAATCGACGCAAGTATTCACGTTTCAGGGAATGTTACTGATCAGCGTTGGTTTGCTGAACAATTAAAACGTCAGCAACAGAACATCGCGGCTATTGTTCAAGACAGCAACAGACGCAAGATGTAA